GTCAGCGCCTTGCCAACTCTTCCAGCTTACACTCAATCATCCCCAACCGATCAAAAATCACATCAACTCGCCGGCGCCGGCGAACAAATCTCAAAACCCTGCGCTTCTGCTTGTGCTCAAAATAATCGCATTTGATTACCGGGCAGCGCTCTCCGCTGATCATGTAAAGGCAAAAGCTTGAAAAATATCTCTTGTATGCACGATACGGCCTTGGACAGCGTATCCGGTTACAAACTTCACAAAGGCAGAAATAACAGGTTGCGCTGAACTTCCTCAGCCGCTTAGATGCAGAAAGCTGATCTTTGGACTCATGCATGGGTTTGGATCACTCCTGGGAAACTCAACTGACCCTTCATGATCACCATATAAATCTGCTCGCAGACATAGTTCAGGGCTTCGCGCTTGGTATTGTACACCCCAAATCTCACAAGCTCACTTGCAATGCTTTCCTTTGTCCGGCCTTTATTGAACTCTTCCAAAACATACTTGGGTGGTATACACATCGCCATATACCTCATAATACTAACCCCTCCCAGAAATCTTTAGTGACTGTTTTGCAATCACCATCATACTTACCCTGAAATTCTTTTTGCTTCTTTCCGCGCTGGTATTCATACCGCTGGATGTCGTTATCGTTAAGACGAGTTAAGGCCTTGTACCAATCATCTTTGACATCAATTCCATTATCATCTGCGGAAAAGGCCGAATAGTTCGCCATGCCTGTGACCATTCGATTCTTCATTTTCTGACCATCAGCCCATTTTTGATAGTCTTTGAATAGAGCATACTTGACTTCATCTTTGCCACCAGCAGCCGACAACCGCAGCCACCAGTCGGCAGTCGGCCGCCGATCGCGCCGCAGCTCGCCGTCTTCACCCTTGAAATTGACAAACCGGATCGTCTCCTTAACGATAAAATCCCGCATCGACGGTATACAGCGCAGTACCTTGTACATCCTACGCTCCCCTTCCGGCAACCAGTCAGGAAATTCAATCTTAGGAAGCACAAACTCCCGGGTAAAATCCCTGTGCGTCTCCATCTCAAGGTTGACAACATTAGTCAGATCAGGAACGCATAGATCGGCGATCTTCTTGTAATCGGTGGTCGAGCTGTCGAAGTAATTAAGCAGTTTCCGGATATCTGCTTTAATACTTGCGTCTTTGCCGTGCTCAAGATAAAACAGGCATCTTGCCACCTCTTTGTAGTTCCATGAGCATTTGCCCCGGTCGAATACCATATCGAAGACATATTTGTCAAACTTCGAGATTAAGCCGTTTTCAAGCCAGATATGTACAAAAAACTGTTTGTATCCCTGCTCAATGACCTCTTGAGATTTGTTGTAGATTCTAAAAAACGAGCTGTTTGACTTTCTCCGGCCAAATGCAAGATAATCGACTTCGAGGGTATCATCTTCTTTAAACTTCCAGCCCATTTCCCCGCGCTTAAAGTTATGCACTGCCATCTTGGGAAGGTTATCTGTCTTGAAAAAGTTCAACATATTTTGTATGTAATTCGTGTGCCAGGCGAAATCTATGCGGTTTTCGGTGATCTTGAGTATTGGGATATCGTAGCGGTCAAGGACTGTATACAGGTATACCAGCGATTCATAATAGGCTCCATCAAGCCCCGACAGCCAGATATTTTCAGCCCTAATCTGGACAAGAATTTCAGTAGAATCAGCAGAGAAAAAATGCTCAGAAAAGAATATATCGAACTTGTCAGACCGGGAAATGCCCAGATGATGTGTATTTGACCCATATGGCCTAACCTCAAGATCACAAAAAATATCATCTTCCATGAATGGCTGATTATTGTGGGTTTTCCGTGTTTGATCCCTGAGTGTTTTGATTGTATTAACTAAGGTCTGCCAGCCGAGATGCTGGGTGATATCGCAGTCGAGTTTGACCGAGTAATAAAGGTTGTCAATATGCGTGATGAATTTTTTCGGGGTATACGAGAACCAATCTGCTGAGATTTCAGCGTCAAACTCCTGATAGATTTTGGTCTTGCGGATAGTTTCCATTGTCATAAAGTCCACCCTCTTTTTCTAAGTCCGAAAAACCCATATTCGGACTTGACCTCACTATCTCAAAAAAGCTGATAAATAAAGCAATAACCGGCAGTTTTAAAGGCCGTTTTCTTGGCGTTTCTTCGGGCGTGTTACATATCGCCGGCCAAGCGGCCGGTGGCAGTTCGCGGGGATAAGTTAGCTGAGGATTTAAGTCACCTCGAGCGGAAGAAACAGCCAGTAGAGTCTGATCAGGCTTGTTTTTGCGCGTAAGGTTACTTAAAGTTTTTCCAAACGTATCTTCGCGACACGCCTCAGGCTGCTAGCCGGAGGGCTCCCACGGCAGCCGCGCGCTTGCGCTTGCGCGGCTTCGCCGCCTGGGAATCCCCTATCCCCCGCGCTCATCCCGAGGGATAAAGTCAACACGCTGCATCCGCTCGATCTTTGCATATGTATCATAACTCTCACGCAGCCAGTTAGACTGCACAAAAGAATGCTTCATCAGGGTTTTAGGCTTCTTCTTGGGGTCGGCTATGCCGCTTTCGAGCCATCTCAGATATTGTCTGCGCTGATAGGTCTTGCAGAATGTCCATCTTCCCATAAAGGTTGAGCATTCAACCACAAATAGGGTCTGATTCTTGATTTGCTTGACCACATCGGTGAACTCCTGGGCGCTGGCTACGATCTTCACCCGCTGCTTGCGCTGCTGGCTGATCTCGCTGAGAAGTTCTTCCGGGAAGTCTTTCCAGGTCTTGTTATTGTATTCGCTGTGGATCTCATCTATCGCGAAGATGATTCCATCCTCACCATTTCGGATATCAAGAAAATCTCTCCATGATTCCATCCTCACATCTGCGTAATCACAATCAAAGTTAGTGACTATGAGGCAGTTAGGGTATCTATTCCTCATGCAATAGAGATAGTGAACCATTGAAATTGTTTTGCCGGCGCCCTGAGATCCGATATACATTGTAACCCCATACTCTTTGAATTCACCTTTTTTCGATGGGGAATCCAAGAAATCAACGAGTATCCAGCGCATAAAATCAAACAGCTTGAAGCGGATTTGTATGCCGACAAGCTTTTTCCGGGACAGCCGGAACAGGTTCAGACGATACTTAATGGTCATGTAGTGGAACATAGCCAGAAGGACTATTCCGAGAAATCCTCCAACGTATCCGATTACTGAGAGAATCGGAAAAAGGACAGTGCGCCACATTATGCCAAGTGTGTTAGCGAACATAGAATCACCTAAATAATGTCAAATTTGCGGTCAACAAGAAAGATACCAAATAGCGATGCGGCGTAAATAACCATAGCCCAGACCAAAAGCATCCTAATTCACCCCCGGGATCTTTCTGGCGATCCACATAATGACAGACCAGATAAGATGCGCGTTGAGCACCAGCATAATGATACCAAAGCAGACAGCAACCACATGGACGGATACAAACATATCTGCCAGCCCGATCACGCCGATGACGTCATCCAGAAAATCAAAACGCATAACCGGCAGAGGGGGGAACAGACCTACAATCCCAAGAACAACAAACACTATCGCGTCAAGAATTACCTCAACGATCATACTCTCCCCCTCCCCTTTCTAAGCCTTTAGCATCTTTGTGATACGGTTGCAGAAGAATACCGCGGTGGAGATAGAGATAAACCCGGTAAACACACCGCGGATCAGTTGCATAAACCCTTCCATGCCATTTAAAAGATCAATGTTTGTCCCGGAGAAAATACCCTCGCTGAATCTAATAGTCAGGCCTTCCCTCGCTCCGGCAGCAGGTGTAATGTTGGACAGCCTTTGACTGAGGAATCCAAGAGATGCACGGATCCCACCGAATTGGGCGTCAAAAGCTCCGCTTACCCTGTCGAACATCATGGTAAAGTAATCCTCCCTGGGCACAAAAAGGAACACCAGCGCTCCAACTATGCCATCAAAGAGCACAGACATCAAATCTCCTAAAAATCCGAATAAGTCTCCCATAAAATCAGCCCTTTAAAAAAATGTTCGGAATATCCAGTGAAAGACGCTGATAGAGATGAAAAAGATAAAGATCGGACCAACAAACCAGATAGCAGTATTGAGGGTTGTAAACATAGAATCCCACCAAGCTAGCAATATGGCGGGGTCAAACGGCAGACCGATTGAAAGCGTTGATACCAACATGCGACGCCCTCCATTCTAAAGATATTTTTGAACTATAATCCGAAAGAGACGAATAGCAGAGATCAAGCCGAAAACCAAAATGCCTATGGCAATCGCAACCATACCCCAGCTCCAAACATACCGAAAAAACCAGCTCCAATCTTCGGGTGAGATCGGGACAAAGGATAAAATCGTCATAAATAGAATCTCCTTCACCTTGAAGTTATCCCAGGGAACGGCGGTGGCCATGACCACCCGGGTTGAGGGAGCGGCTGCGGCGGGTCGAAATGTATGTCAACAGGAAATCTAGGCGGGTCGTGGTGTACGTCAACCGGGAATCTCGGTGGGTCGTGGTGGACGTCAACAGGGAATCTAGGCGGGTCGT